AATAGGGACTTTTGGATATGTCTAAAGAATTTGCAATAGCAGAAGGAATTAGAGTCAAGATCACAAATGAACAGGCTAAACAAATACGTAAGATGTATAGGAGCTTGGCTAATGAGTATAAAAAAGAATTAAAGGTGATTGAAAATCGAACAAATATTTCTTCTGTAATGAGGACTCAATATCTCAAAGATTATATAAAAGAGCTTGAAAGAGATATTGAGCAATTAAATCAAAATGTAAAAACAACAATTGAATCAAATATGCTTAAGGTTTCAAAAGCTGTCGTAGAAGAGAGCATTGCTTTGGATAAAAAGATGGGATTTTCTGGAATATTTATAAAGCAGTTTTTTATTCCTCAAAATGTAGTTAATATTGTAACGTCAGGAAAACTATATGAAGGAAAATGGACTTTAAGTAAAGCAATATGGGGTGATAACCAAAAGAAGCTTAATGATATTGAGACAATTGTTGCAAAAGGAATTGCAGGCAATAAAACTACATATGAAATTGCAAAAGACTTAGAGCGATATGTAAATCCTCAAGCAAGGAAACAATGGGCTTGGTCTAAAGTTTATCCTGGTACAGCAAAGAAGATTGATTATAATGCTCAACGTTTAGCAAGGACAATGGTAAGTCATGCATATGAAGAGGCATTTGTTGAAAGTACAAAAGATAATCCATTTATTGAAGCTTATCAATGGGTTGCTTCTGGTAGTGATCGAATGTGTCCTGTATGTGAAGATAGAGATGGCGAAATATTTAAAAAAGAAGATTTGCCATTAGATCATCCAAATGGGATGTGTACTTTTGAAGTTGTAATGGTAAAATCATATGAAGAAATAGGACAAGATATTGCTAATTGGATTAATGGTGAAGGTGATCCAAAACTCAATGCTGAGCTTGATGAATATGCCGAAGAATTGGGTTATAATTTCAAATAATTATTAAAAAAAGTTGTTTACAAACGTATGAGAATGATATATAATTAAATCATCAAATAAAAACCTAGGAGGTGTAAGTATGGAAAGATTAGTAGTGACAACAGTGGACAAGGAAATCTACTATGGTCCACAAAAGGAAAAGATCTTTGACAAAGACAAAGAGCTTAAGGAATTTCTTAAAGAACATTTCATGAATGAAGATGAAGTTTGGAATGTAGGAATCCAAAAACTCTAAACAAAAACAGCTAAAGGTTAGCAAGTCATTTGGAGATAAATCCAGATGGCTTGTTTTCTTTTATAAATTAAAAACAAAAACCTAGAATGGAAATGTACCAAACATTGTAAAATTGGAGGAAAATTATGAAACAACAAAATGAAAAAGAGTTATTGAAACTTAGGTTACAGTTATTTGCCGATGATGATTCAACCGGTGGTGAAGATGGTAACAATGGTGGCAATAATGATAATGCGGACCCTGGCGCAGAAGATAAACAGGGAGGAAAGACTTTTACACAGTCTGAAGTTTCTAACATGATGACTAGAGAAAAGAACGAAGGCAAGAGATCGGTTCTAAAGGCTTTAGGATTCAAATCTGAGGATGAAGCAAAAGAAGCAATAGAGAAATATAACAAATACTTGGAAGATCAAAAGAGTGAATCTGAGAAGCAAGCTGAGGCACTTAATAAAGCTAATGATGAAAAAGCTGAAGCTATTAAGCGTGCTAAAGCTGCTGAAGACAAGGTTGCTTGTTACAATTCAGGAATAGAGTCTGAGTATATTGATGATGTATTAGCAATTGCTTCTACTAAAGTATCAGATGAAAAAGATCTTGTAGCTGTTCTTAAGGAAATGAAAGAGGATAAGAAGTACGAAAGTTTTTTCGTAAAAGATTCTTCTTCAGGTTCAAAGCATGGAACAGGTTCTAATCCTGGACATGGTGGAAGTGATAATGATGGAAAAGATGATCTGGGTAAAAGATTAGCAGAACAAAGAATGAATTCGACGGCTGCTATAGCAAAAAGCAATTATTTTAATGATTAAATGAAGGGAGTATTGAAAGATGTTAAATCAATCAACGATTAGCACTGTTGAAGGTGCTACAAGAAAAACAATTCTTGTTGATGAGCTGAACAGTACAGCTTTTTCTTGTAAAGTTGCAAATACTGGCATTTCAGCAGATTCCGATGGAAAGAAGATCGTAAGAGCAGGTACACCTATCTCTGGTAATCTCGAAGCAAGAGGTACTGCATTTGTAAAAGCATCTACGACAAGTGGTGTTTCAAATGCAACAGGTATTCTTTTACATGATGTAGATGTTACTGATGGAACAAAGAATGCACAGGTTGTGGTATTTGGTTTTATTGATCTTAACAAGCTTGATTCTGATACTCAGGCTCTTATTACTGCAGAAGTTAAGACAGCTCTGAGAATGATTCAGTTTGTAAAATAATATGAGGAGGAAATAGAAATGCCTAGAAGTATATTTGAATTAGTTACAGCAGATCAAATTGTTTCATATTGGAACACAATAAATGCAGATCAGACAGGATATCTTGGTGAGGAAATCTGGCCTTCACAGAAGAAGCTTGGTCTTGATCTTAAATGGCTCCACGGAGCAAAGGGACTTCCGGTAGTTCTGAAGCCCAGTGCATATGATGCAGTATCTCTTAAGAGAGATCGTATCGGCTTCAAGCAGACCATAGCTGAAATGCCGTTCTTCAAAGAGTCAATGTACATCGACGAGGAACTTCGTCAGCAGCTCAATATGGTTCTTGAGACTGGTAATCAGGCTTACATTGATTCTATTCTTAACAGGATCTTTGATGATGATACACAACTTCTTGCTGGTGCAAAAGCACAAAGAGAAAGAATGCGTATGAGTCTTCTTATGACTGGTGCTATTTCAATCTCAGCAAATGGTCAGGATTATGACTATGATTATGGTATGGATGCAAGCCAGAAGAAGGATTCCGGTGTTGACTGGACAGATCCGGATGCAGATATTATTGGTGATCTTCGTAGTTGGCAGCAGCAAATACAGCAGAGCACAGGTAATGTTCCTACAAGACTTATTCTTAACAGTAAGACAGAATCTTACTTCCTTAAGAACAAGGATCTCAAGAATGCTATTTGGCATAATAATGCTGAAGCTCCTATTCTTGAAACAAATGTAAGACAATATCTTAATGCTTCACTTGGTATTTCTTATGCTGTATATGATAAGATGTTTGTTGATGAAGCAGTACAGCAGAAGAAGTTTGTTCCGGATGATCAGGTAGCATTTATTCCTAAGGGAACTCTTGGAGTTTCTTGGTTTGGTACAACTCCTGAGGAATCAGATCTTATGAGTGGTTCAGCTGCAAACGTTGCAATCACAGATGTAGGTGTTGCAGTAACAACTGTTAAGAAGACTGATCCGGTTAACGTTGATACAAAGGTTTCGATGATCTTCCTTCCTTCATTCGAAGGTATTGAGAATGTCATTATAGCTGATGTAGGCGCATGATAAGGAGAAAGAATGGCTTCTGTAAAGATTTTCAAAGGTGATATGACTAAAGAGGTTTCTGTTTCTGCTTTTGAAAACTTTTTCAAGAATTCTGGTTGGGAGATAGCAGGCAACAAAAAGCCTGCTACTTCTCAATCTAAGAAAGAAGAAGTAAAGAAAGAGGAACCTGTAGAAGATAACAATAACGATGATGAGTGGGCTGAAGCAATGAAAGAAGAAGAGGACGAAGGTATAGAAAAGCCTATATCTGAAATGAGTAAAAAGGAACTTATAGATTTTGCTGAAAAGAATGGTATCTCTTTAGCAGGTCTTAATACCGTTGCTCAATTCAAACAGGCTATTCAGGACTATATGAAAGAGGTATAAACTATGACTGCAGTTGATGAATTAAAAATAATCTTGAGAGAGAAAGATTGTCCATTCTTTACTGATGAAGAATTGGAATATTATCTGGATAAAAATAATAAAGAAATAGAATCAACTGCTTATCATTGTTTGATAGTCAAATCTGAAGATACAACACTTAATATCTCTGGTATGAATGCTAGTGATACGAGTAAATATTTCAGACGTTTAGCCCAAAGATATAAAAAGAATAATTCAGGTATTCTTGCAGGAGGATGATATGAGGCAAGAATCATTTCTGAGGAATAAAATAAATAGACAGATAAATCAAAATGGTTCAGAATATACATTTCAAAGATATAGTGTAGACGAATATGGGCAACTTTCAGATGAAGTGCAAGAGACATTTATTTTCAAAGGGTTGTTTCATGAAACTATACGCCATGTTCAAGATGTATTAACTGAAAATGCATCTGCAAGAATCATTGATGTTCCTAGTTCTTACATACTTTGTTTGTTTGAAGATGGAGATCCTATAAGGATAGATGATTTTGTTGAGATAAATGGAAATATATACAAGGTTGTAAATAGAATCAATGTTGGTAACTTTAATGTAGCATATGATATTTCTTTGGAGATGGTAGTAGATGGCAGCAAGAGTTGATTCTTCTGATGTAAAAAGTGGTCTGCAACAATTAAAGACTCAGGTAGAAGCTGGATTACGTATTTATGGTGAGACAGTTGCTAAAGACTTTGAGTCATATGCAAAAGCACATAGGCCATGGACTGATAGAACTGGTGCAGCAAGACAAAGATTAAATGGATATGTAGAAAGCATACTTCATGGAGTCAGGATTTGCATAGCACATGGTGTCTCTTATGGTATACATCTTGAGCTACGACATGAAAAGAAATATGCTATTTTGGAACCAACAGTAAGATTAAAAAGTAATGATGCAATAAAAGGGTTTCAAGCAATGTGGAGTGCTATAAAGGTAAAGTAAAATGGTCTATGATGATAAAACACCAGCAGAAGCCTTGATCTTATTGTTAAAAGACAATGGCATAGATGCTTATCCACCTGCTATTAAAAAAGGTGAATGTACAAAAGAATATGTCGTTATTAAAAAATCAGGGGCTTCGCAAATTGGAGTATATTCTTCTCAAGTAGTTTACTTTGATATTATGTGTTATGTACCACAGAATAAGTATACAAGTCTTGAAAGATTTAAGAATCATGTAAGAGATATAATTCACAATGGCTTATACCCTAGATTGATGGAAACTGGTTCTGAGACAACAGATTATTTTGATGATGAAGTCAAGGGGCATATGGTTTCGTTTATGTTAAGAAACAATGTTAGGAACAGATACATATAATCTAGAAGGAGGAAAATGAAATGGCAGTTGTAAAAGGGACAGAAATCCCTACCATTGACGTGGCTATGGTCACACTTCAGACATATGAGACTGGAGCAGATGAACTTATTCTTGATACTGCAAATCAGATTCAGGTTGAAGTTCAAACAGAAACGACTGATAAGATTCCCCTCATTGTAAAGGGAAGACTTATTGCTCAGAAGCCTCAGGTAACAACAGTTACGGGTAATAACATCACTCTTACTGATAATGTATTCAATCCTGAGATGGTTAAGATCCTGCAGGGTGGTACTATCAAGTATGATACAGTCGATACAACAAAGGTTATCGGATATACACCTCCGGTTGTTGGATCAAGTGATAAGGGTCAACTTTTCAGACTTCGTTCTTATTCAGCAATTTACAATGCAGCAGGTATTATCACAGGTTATGAGAGGATCACGTATCCCAACTGTCAGGGAAATCCTATTGCGTTTAATTCAGAAGATGGTACGTTCAGAGCTCCTGAATATACTATTACATCAGCACCTAATAATGGAGAGGCTCCTTACGATATAGACATCGTAACAGAACTTCCTTCGGTAACTCCGTAATAAATAAAATGAAAATGAAAGGAATATGAAAATGGAAAATCAAAATCTTCAAATTACGAGTGTAGAACAATTAAAGAATTATAATGCTGGTCAGGTTGTAGAACTTCCTGCATTTGGTGATGGTCAACCTTTTGTTGCAAGGCTTAAACGTCCTTCGATGATGTCTTTGGCAAAGAAGGGGCAAATTCCAAATGAACTTTTGAATGCTGCAAATTCTTTGTTTGAAAAAGGTCCGCAGGGATTAATGCAAAAAGGAAGAGTCGATCTTGATAGTGATACTATGACCAAGTTATTCGATATTATTGATGTCATTTGTGAGGCTTCGTTTGTTGAACCTACATATAGACAACTTAGAGAAGCAGGAATTGAACTTACAGATGATCAGTATATGTTTATCTTTAATTATACTCAAAATGGAGTACATGCTTTAGATTCCTTTCGTACAGTCGGGTGAAGTACTTCGACTATTAGGAGTAATTAAAACATTAGAAAGCAGTATACTTCCTTCCCAAGTGATGGGAATAGAAGACGAATATACTGCTTTCTGTTTTAATGAAGCATGTGCATATATAATTTCAAGGCTAAAAGATGGGGAAAAACCTATTATAAGATTTGATAAAAAGACAAACAAAAAGGTTTATTCTAAGCCTTCTGATTTTTACAAGAAGTTTGATAAGTAATAGATGAGGGAGTATAAATATGGGTCTGTTAGGAATGCTTTCTGGTGCTGCATCTAGTAGCGGAGGAGTAAACGTTGGTTCTGCAATTGCATATTTAGAATTAAATACAGAAAGATTCAATGCAGGCTTAGATACTGCTATGTCAAAGTTAAATGCAGCCGATAGTTCTCTTGGATCTTCATTAAATAAGATTGGTTCTTCAATGCAAAGTGCTGGATCTACTTTGACAAAAACAGTTACATTACCAGTAGTTGCTCTTGGTACAGCAGCTGTTAAAACATTTGCAGATTTCGAACAAGGAATGGCTGATGTAAGAGCTATTGCAGGTCAAGTGACTAGTTCAAGTGAACTTCAAAAAATCGTAAGTATAGGTACTGAGATGGGTCTGTCATATGAGAAGGGTGCTGATATGACAGAAACAGCTATGAATATAGTAGCAGCTAAAGCTGAAGAAGTAGGAAGAACAACTGAGTGGACAAGTACTCAAGCAGCTGAAGCTTTTAAATATATGGCAATGGCAGGCTGGGATGTAGGTGATATGCTTTATGGTATTGATCCTATTATTAACTTAGCTACTGCTTCTGAAGAAGATCTTGGTACAGTTTCTGATATTGTAACTGATGCATTAACAGCATTTGGTTTGGAAGCAAAAGATACAGCACATTTCACAGATATTCTTGCTCAAGCAGCAAGATCTTCAAATACTACTGTAACCAAAATGGGAGAATCATTTAAATATACTGCTCCTATTATGGGTTCTTTAGGAATGAATGCTGAAGATACAGCCGTAGCGTTAGGTATAATGGCTAATAATGGTATTAAATCTGGTATGGCTGGTAGAGCATTAAAAAATATTATTACCAATTTGTCTAAAGGAACTGGCGAAGCTGGAAAAGCAATGGCAGATCTTGATATTGAATTGGAAAAAAATGATGGTACTACAAAATCACTTAAAGAAGTATTTGATGATTTACGTCAAAAGTTTAGAACTGGTACTGGGGATGTAGAAGGATATACAAAAGCAATATCATATTTGGATTCAGAATATGCAGCTGGTAAAATAACTGAAGAAGAATATGAAAAAAGAAGTGAAGAATTAGTCACAGCTTTATATGGTGTTGAAGGAGCTGAAAAAGCAAAATATGCAGCTATGATTGCCGGTAAGCAAGGTATGGCTGGTCTTCTTGCTATTATAAATGCATCAGAAAGTGATTACAATAGATTAACAAAAGCAAT